CACCTTAATCTACACAAATACAGAACTGGTGGCGCTTTCCATCGTCATCCATACCTGCCTTGACGAATTGGCGCCGAAGTTGGACGAGCTAGACCAGGACCAGCGTGAGTTTTACAAGCTGATGCAGCGACTAGGCAAAGCGATCCCGCGCGCGGAGCCGACCTGATGCCGTGCCTGGTGGTGGATATGCCGGGCGGCGGCAAGGCGATTGTCAAGCTGGCGCCGGAGCGGAAGAGACGCTGCAAATTCTGCGGCGTGGGCTGGGTCTCGCGGCTGTGCGATTTCAAAACCGGCGAGGCCGCCACCTGCGATGCCGGCATGTGTGCTCGCTGCGCCTATCCCGTCGCGCGCGATGTGGACTACTGCCCGACGCATCGTAAGGCGCATCTCGCACAGCGCGCACAGAAGGAGATGTTTTGATCGTCGATGTGAAGGTCTACATCCTGAAGCGGAGAGTTCCGCGGTGCCTGCTGCGCTTCTTCTTTCTGGAGGCGCTCATCCACTCGAGCGCGCCGTATTATCCGCGCATCGGCGAGAAAGAGCGCAGCCAGGCGGTGCAGGTAGCCTGCCCTGAGTGCTCCACCACTGTGACATTATGAGCAACACTGGAGGGAAAATGCCGGCTGATTTAGTTGCGCTCACGCATGATGACTGCATGGAATTGGTGATCGAAGAGAGCGCGGAAGCGATCTTGGCCGCTCAGAAGGCAAAGCGGTTCGGCTTCGATAGCAGGTTCGAAGGATACGGACACAACGGCACCAAGCTGTTTGAGGAGATGGGCGACCTGTACGCCTCTATAGAGGCGCTACTTTCCTGGTATCCCACGGAGCGGCACCCCGACTTGCGAGCGGCATTTGAGAGGGCGCGCAAAACGAAGATGCAGCGCGCTTTGGCCGCGAAAGCGGAGCTGATGGAGCGAAGCAAATGAAAGCACCGAAGTACCTGGCGAATGGAAAGCAGGAGCAGCTTAAAGGCGGTCTGAATGCGTTCGCGCTTGAGCTAGTAGCGGAGAGCTACGGCGATGACCCCACCAGGTTCAAGGGCGAATCTATTCTCTGTATCAACAGAGCGCACAACGGAAATCTCGTGTACATCCTGATTTCCAGTGTCATGCCCACCGCGGAGGATTTCGACAAACCGGAGGAGCAGACACAAGATGCTGGATCTCTACCAGGCTGAGAAGTTCTTCGAGCGGTTTACGGTGCGCAACCGGCAGACCAACCGGCCGGTGCCGTTCCGCCTGAATCCGTCGCAGCGGCGGATCATGCAGCAGTGCAGGGAACACACCAAGAAAGGCCGGCGCCTGTTTGTCATCTTCCTGAAAGGCCGCCGGCTGGGCGTCTCCACCTGGACGCGCCTGCTGATGCAGGCTCACCTGATCGAGAAGGAGTACTCCGCCGGGCTGATCATGGCGCAGCAGAAGATCACCGCGCGCGCGCTGTACGAGGAGTTTCACAGCTCCACCAAGCAGCTGCCGCTGCGCAAGGATGCCTGGAAGTACACCCAGCAGGAGATCCAGTTTTTCAATGTGCATTCGGCATGCAGCTGGCAGACGGCGGGCAACGTGACGGGCACGCGCGGGCTGGGATTCACCTTCCTGCACGGCTCGGAAGCGGCGTTCTATGAGAATGCCGATGTGTTTCCCGCCGTGCTCTCCACGCTCTCCGACGATCCGGAAAACATGGGCGTGATCGAGACCACGCCCAACGGCAAGGAAGGTCCGGGCCAGGCCTATTACGAGCTGTGGGAGGCGAGCGTCCGCGGCGACACCGAGTACCTGCCCATCTTCCTGCCCTGGCACGAAGATCCGGACTACGTGCGGCCGGCGCACCTGGCCAAAGATGCGCCGCGCGACGACTACGAAAAGTTTCTAATGCGGGAGCTGAAGCTGCCGCGCGAGCGTGTGGCCTTCTATCGCGTGACCATGCATTCGAAGTGCGGCGGCTCGCTGGACAAGTGGCGGCGCGACTATCCCGGAGATCCGGAGGAGGCGTTTTCCGTCTCCGGCGATCCGGTATTCAATTTCGACGATTTGACGGCGGCCAAGAAGCAGAGCCGCGCCGGCAGCCGCGACGATGCGTTTCACCTGATCGAGCTGGAGATGAGCCAGGACGGCGAGCGGCGGGTGCGCGCGGTGGATCATCGCGAGGGGCGCATCGCGGTGTATGAGCGGCCGCGGCCGGGGGAACACTACTTTGCCGGCGTGGTGATCGGGCACGGCGATCGCGAGGATACCGACTCGCGCAACTGGGATGACACCATCGCGGCCGTGGTGTGGAACGGCGAGAGCGGCAAGCTGGCGGCGCGGCTGCACTGCGTGCTCCTGCAGGAGTCGGCCACCAAGCTGGTGTATATGCTGGGCCGGTTCTACGGCAACGCCAAGGTGGCATGCGAGGATGGCGGCGGCGGCTTTGGCTCGCGCATCTTCCAGGAGCTGCGCGACCGCTGGCGGTATCCCAACCAGTACCGCTGGAAGGGCCGCAACGATAAGGCCAGTCCGACCGCCAACGCGCCGGCGCTGGGCTTCACCATCAACGATTACACGCGGCGGATGATGCTGACCGCCTTCCTGACCGCGGTGCGCCGGGGCGAGGCGCAGATTCTGGACCATGCCCTGGCCGACCAGATGAGCGCGGCGCAGTGGGAAGGGGATTTTCAGTTCGAAGCAATCGCTAACTTTGACGAAATTCTCTATGCCGGGCTGATTGGATGGATCGCCAAGGACCAGTGGCACCCGAATCAATGCCACGAGTACGGAAGTACCCAGGACCCCACGGTTTTTGACGAAGCACTTGCAAGAATTGCACATCAAAAGTCACCCTTTTCCACTGAATCGGGTATATTGACCATGCGTTTGCAGACCCCCCAACAACGGATGCGGCGCAGGGAGTTAGAAGAGTGACCAGGGCTAGCCGCAGCAAAACCAGCCAAGCAGAGTTAGCGCCGCAAGGGGCAGCGGGCAGCGCCACGGTTGCCGATCGGGTGGACGCCTCTCTGCCGCAGCTTGATATTAGTTTGATATCAAATAATGCAGACGGTGAAAATAGTTCGCAGCCCATGACTCCGGAGCTGCACCAGGCGCTCGGCCGCACGCCGGAGCGGCCCGCGGAACCGAAACCGGCACGGCCGCGGCCGCGGCATGAGCTGGAGCAGTTCGAGCTGGATCCGGAGCTGGTCAAAAATCCCGCGCGCATGAACTATGCGCTGCTGCTGGCACTGCTGCAGCGCAACGATGGGGAAGTGACGCTCACCAAGCGCGATCTTGAAGTCGACGAAGAGCATTTGAACGTCCTGTTTGCCCTCTCCCTTGACGGGACTCGGCTTAACGTGTCCGTGGTTAGCACAGATAGCGGAATCATCCGCTCTCCCGAGGCAAAATGGGCTCCAAGTCAAAGCCAAACTCCCCCATACCTATCGCCGCCGCTTCCCGACGCGGCCGACCGGGAGGCGCTCGAGGCGCTTCGCCAGCTGAACCAACCCGTGCGCGCAGGCCTGGCCGGCAGCGAGGCGTTGCGCGTGGTGGAGATGCCGCAGCCGGCACCGAGAGGATCGACGCCACCGGGGCCGGCGGCGAAGCCGAGCGAGACGCCGGGGTATGTGTTCCCCTTCGAGACGGGATCGAGTCCGACGACCGCGACGACGAATCTGCAGTCGCTGCAGGCGGAGCTGGCGAAGGATCAGAAAGTGGCGCTCGAGCAGCAGCAGGCGGCGGCGAGGGTCGAGGGCGGATAAGCGTCGCCGAGCAGAAGGAAGAGCGTCGCAAGGCACAGCTGGCCGAAGGCCGGCCGGTGCTGGAAGACATCTTCCGCGCCTTCCGTGCCGCTCGCCAGATGGAAAATGGCAAACCGCTGCTGGTGCTGCAGGAGCAGCTCGCCGCGCACGCCCCGGATCTGATCCAGAACAACTTCATCGACCTGAAGACTTTGATCTCGACCTTGCAATCTCTGGAACCTGCGCGCGGCGACGACGATAACGGCGCCAACACCGAGCAGCGGCTGCAGCAGTTTCTCCGCGGCGAGTCCGCGGAGCCGACACCGGAAGCGGAGGGCGCTATCCAGTGATCACCCTCACCACGCAGCGCAAGGCGGCAGCGACCCGCGATCCGCGCATCGATCACATCGATGAGTGGCAGCGGATCTCCGAGCGCCGGCGTGAGGATGTGCTGGGCATCAACTTCTTCCAGGGAGTGAAGGAGTTCTTCCAGCTGGGCGATCTTCCGGTGGCGCCGCGCTATCGCCCGTCGCTGCGCATCCCGGAGCTGCAGGTGATGATGATGCGAGAGGCGAATGACCTCTCCGAATTTCAGCCGCAGGCCTACATCTACAGCCACGCGTCGAGTGACCGTCTCCACACCATCGAGAAGGGGTTCAAATCGCAGTGGAACCAGATGATGGTGCCCTACCATCTGCTGTTTGCGTTTGTGCAGTCGCAGTTTTACGGCACCGGCTTTCTGCAAGTGGGCATCGATCCCTTGGCCAACGCCGGCCGCGGCCGCATGTGGACCAAGTGCCGCGATCCGAAGTCGGTGCACATGGATCCGGCGACGGATTACACGCTGAACTGGTCTTACGTGATCCTTGAGGACCAGGTGCACCTGGACGAGATCAAGCGACGCTTCCCGGAGAAGGCGCGCTTCCTGCCGAAGTATCCCAGCAACACCACGCGGGATCTGCGCGCGACGGAGAATCAGCAGGGCTTCCGGCTGCCGCCTGGTCCGTTCGATGCGATGCCGGCATTCGATGCGGTGTCGACGCGCAGCGGGCTGACCTCGAGGCTGCGCTTTACGCTGTGCAAGGACTACTCGCGCGAGATGATTCCGCCGCCGCCGGAAAATCCGGAGGCCCCGCCGAAGTATCGCTGGAACTATCCCAACGGCCGCATCATGATCGACTGCGAAGGCGTGATGCTGGCCGACGGCCAGATCCCCTGGCCAGAAGGGCGTTTCAATTTGATCCCGGTGTGGGCCACGCCGCCGCTGTTTGGACCGTGGGCGGTGCCGCCATCCCGTTTCTCCGAATCGCTGCAGTCGCTGGCGGAGAAGATGTACGCGCAGACTTATGAGAATTTCTACCGCCTGAACAATGGCTTGTGGGCGATCCACCAGGCGGAGTTTGGCGGCATCGCCGGCGAGAAAGTTACGTATGCCGGCGAGAAGCCGCCGCAGTGCATCACGCCGCCGGCGTTTCCGGACAGTGCCACCAAGCTGCCGGAGATGCTGCTGCAGAAGCAGCGCGAGCTGCACGGATTCACGCAGGCGCGGCAGGGCAACCCGGGCGACGGTAATTTGTCACCGGAACTGTTCGATGCGGCGGTGCTGCGTGGCCAGGGCATGACGCAGCTGCGCGGCCGGCTGGCCAGCGCGAGCGTGCTGGAGCTCGCCAAGTCGATCGCCTACGGCATGGTGGCGTTCCTGCCCGACCAGAAGATGCCGCTGAAGGAAAATGGCGGCAAGTTCGAAGTGGTGGACTACAAGCGGCCGGGCGAGAGCATCGACGACATCACGATGATGTTGGACGAT